GTTCCCAGCGGCGCAAACTATGTTAAAGTTTTTGTAACAGGTGGTGGTGCTGGCGGCGGCGGTGCAAATGCTTGCAGTACCTCTTGGTTCCAATCAGGCGGCGGTGGCGCTGGTGGTACTATGATTGGTTTTTATGCAGTAACCGCTGGTGATACAATTTCTTATTCTGTTGGTGGTGCTGGTGCTGGTGGTGTTGGACAGTCCAACGGAACGGCTGGTAGTAATTCCACACTCAGTAAAAGCGGTACAACTTTTGCGACAGGCGGCGGGGGAAATGCTAGTAGTTTCTCAACTGGTGGTACTGGTGGTTCAGCTACTCATAGCGGGATGGTAAGCACTTCCGCGCAGACTGGTGGTGCTGGTCAAAACGGCGGTGCAGAGGCTTCTTTTAAAGGTGGAAATGGGGGTACATCATACTATGGCAATGGTGGTAATGGTGGACACTACACTCACGGAAGCTCTCCTTTAGGTGTGTCGCGAGGCGCAGGTGGCGGTGGTGCAGGTATCCACACATGTTCCAATAGAAATGGAGCGGCTGGGCAAGGTGGCAAGATCGTAATTCAAGCATGGACAGCGGTAGGGTAATTAAAATGGCAAAAACTTTTACTATTGAAGGCTATATCCCAACGGCGGCAGAGGTGCGCGAATTTCGTAACGCAACCCTGTTAGCAACTGATTATATTGTTGTGATGAACACAGAAAAAGGCACACCTATTCCACAGGAATGGCTAGATTATCGTCAGGCGTTAAGAGATATACCAAGTCAAACAGGCTTTCCAACAGAAGACGATCAACCCGTTCCTACAAGTTTAGTTTTTCCAACTGAGCCAGAGTAAATTTATTTTGGGGAGGATAGAATAAATGCTAGGTTTTTCTGCCATATCAGAAGCGCCTATATCTCAGGCTACTACCACTAGTGGTGCATTAGGGTTTCTACCAACCAGTTTAGCTACATTAACTGCTGGTAGTCTTTTATTTGAAGGTATTGCGAATGTAACAGCAGATTCTACTGCAGCTACATTTTCTTTAAACATTAACTTTGATGCAAAAGCTACCTCTAATGTAACAGGTACTGAAGCTACTACAACAGTAAATAATTTTGCTTCTGTATCTGGTAAAGCTAACTTTACATTAAGTCCAACGACTGCCTCTTTTACTGCGGGTCAACTTTTAGGTACTGGCCTAGCTAACTTTACGATACCTAGTACTACATCTGTATTTAGTATAAATGATTTTGCAAGTATAGAGGCCAAAGCTAACACTAATTTAAACAGTATTGTTTCTACAGTATCTGCTGATGACGTTATAGGCAAAGGTTTAGCAAATATAATTTCAAATAGTGTAAATGCTACATCAGTTGTGGATACACTTAGTTTTGACGCAAAAGCTAATTTAACTGTAGCTTCTGTACTTAACAATATTATCGCAAATAATTTTGAAAGTGTAAACGCAAAAGCTAATACTACTTTAAGTGAAGTTGTTTCTAATGTATCTGCAGAAGATGTTATAAGTAGTGGTGCAGCAAATATAATTTCAAATAGTGTAAGTGCTACATCAGTTGTTGATACACTTAACTTTGATGCAAAAGCTAATTTAACTATAGCTTCAATACTCAGTGATATTACTGCAAATGATTTTGAAGAAGTAGATGCTAAAGCAAATATAACAATACCATCTGCAACATTCACTGGTTCAGTTACTTCTTTTGCAGATGTCAAAGGTGCAGCTAATACAACACTAGATACAACCTTACTGTCTTCTTCTGTTAACATAGGCACACCTACAGGAGTAATATTTGATTACAGTCCATACGCAGAACAGTATTCCAGATCACGTGTACTATATATACTTAGACAAAAACCTCATGGTACGGAATTACGAACAGCTAATTCTCCTAGTTTAACTACAAGCAATGTAGTGCATATACAAGTAGAAGATCGTTCTGTTTATATAGGACGTAGCCCAACTAACAATACTGTTTACATAGCAGCTTAAAGGATGAACAATGTCATATAAATGGCCTGATAAAGATAAAGATGAATTACTTGACTATAATATTGATTGGTCACGTTTTTTAGGTGCAGATACTATTTCTGCAGTTACGTGGTTTATAGATGATGCAGATGGCACTAAAACAGAAGTTAGTGCTACTGATGTTGTAGATGGATTACAATTTGTTCAAGGTACATATACTAATACTATTGCTACAATTAGACTAGGTATAGGAACTAACAATAAACGCTATAAAATTACGTGTAAAATAACCACAGTAGGTGCATTGCAGTATGAACGTTCTGTATTTTTACGTGTAAAGGAGAAGTAATATGGCATTTGATTATCTGGGATTAGTTAATGATATAAATCGTAGGCTTAATGAAGTAGAATTGACTTCTGTTAACTTTGCTTCTACTACAGGTTTTTATAGTTTTGCTAAAGACGCAGTAAACTCTTCTATTCGTCATATACAACAGGAAGAATATGAATGGCCTTGGAATCATGTAGAAGAAACAGAAGTATTGCTTGCAGGCGAAACACGTTACAGCTATCCTTATGATGCAAAAACAATTAACTTAAATAGTTTTAGGATTAAACGTGACGATACACTAGCAACAAATACTATTAAACTTAAAGTACTTAGTTATGAAGAATACCTTGACAAACATGTAGATACTGAGTATAACTCTAGTAATACAGGAACACCACGTTATATAGTACGTGCACCTAGTCGAGAGTTGTTAGTAGTACCTACTCCTGATAAAAATTATGAGTTAGTTTACGAATATTATACTACGGGATTTGATCTTGAGTTACATTCTGATGTACCTAATCTTCCTGAACAGTATCGTTATGTTATTGTAGATGGTGCAATGTACTACGCGTATCAATTTAGAGGTGATATGCAAGCATCACAAGTAGCTATGCAAAAATTTACACAGGGCATTAAGCACTTACGTAGTATTAATATAAATCGTACAGAGTATGTACGTGATTTGCGAGTACACTTTTAATGGCAACACAATGGCAGACATTTCCTATTGAGTTTAGAGGAGGTCTTATCTCTAATCTTACGGCGTTACAGCATGGTACAAATGCTGTAGGTTCTGCTACGTTATTACAAAACTTTGAGGTAAACAAAGAAGGTGGTTATTCTAAACTGCTTGGGTATTCAAAGTATAGCACACAACAAGTTGCTGGTAGTGGACCTATACTTGCACTAAAAGTTATTAGTTCAGGTAGGATTGTTGCAGCACGTAAAAATGCAAGTAACTACACTCAATATTATTACGGTACAGGTGGTGCATGGACTAGTATGGCTACTAGCGTAGCTACAAATGGTGGTAAAGCTAAAAGTGTTTTATTTAATTTAGATGGTGACGATAAAGTTATATTTGTAGATGGTACTAATTATCCTGCAATATATAATACGTCAGGTAACAGTACTACTTTTATGACTTCTTCAAATAGTACTGATGTATTAGGCGCACAACACATAGCTATATTTAAAAATACAGCATTTTACGCAAAAGGCAATACGATATTCTTTACTGCTCCTTTTACTGTAGATGATTTTAATGTAGCTAATGGTGCAGGTTCAATTAACGTAGCTAATGATATTACAGGACTAGCAGTATTTCGTGAACAACTTATTATATTTACTACTGACACAATTAAAAAACTTACTGGAAGTAGTTCCGCAGACTTTCAAGTATCACCTATTACAGACCGTATTGGTTGTGTCAACGGTGATACTATTCAGGAAGTTGGCGGTGATATTATGTATTTATCCCCTGATGGTATAAGGCTACTAAGTGCCACAGACCGTATTGGTGATTTTGGATTAGACGTTGCCTCTGATTCTATTGTAAAAGATGCTACGAGCTTTTTAAGCCAGACTCCTGAGTTTTGTTCTGTAGTACTAAAAGAAAAATCTCAGTATCGTATTTTTGCATACGTATTATCAGAACAAACAGAAGCTGCAAAAGGATTGATAGCAACTAAGTTTATATCACAAGGTGCTGGTGGTTTAGCGTGGTCTACAACAAAAGGTATAAAAGCATTTATTGCAGATAGTAGATATACAGGAACATCTGAAACATTATCGTTTGCTAATGAAGATGGTTATGTATATACAATGGAAACGGGTTCTAACTTTGATGGGCGTAATATAGAAGCTATTTATGAATCTCCATTTATGCCTATTTCAGATCCTCAAATCCGTAAAACATTCTACAAAATGACTCTTTATGCAGAGCCATCTGCAAGTATGACACTAGACTTAAACATTAAATATGATTTTGCTTCTGCTACAAATACAAAAGTTGTTCAGCCTTCTACACAACAAATATCAAGTACAGGTAGTCAAGTATTTTTATTTGGAGCATCATCTTCTGTGTTTGATACATCTACCTATGGTGGGGAATTAGACAAAGTTTATAATACAAATTTAATAGGTTCTGGTAAAACTATAGCCATACGACTAGAGGACTTATCCACTAACCCTACTTTTACTTTAGATACTGCGCTGCTTGAATACAGCCAAGAAGATAGACAATAAGGAAACAACATGGCAGGTTATACTAGACAAGATACCGCAAACAACATTGCTAATGGTAATGTTATTGACGCTGATGATTTTGATGCAGAGTACAATGCTATTGAATCAGGGTTCAATGCTTCTACAGGACACAAACACGATGGTACTGCAGGTGAAGGCGCTCCTATTACAAAAGTAGGACCAAGCCAAGATCTTATTATATCAGGATCTCAAGTATTACCTAAAACTTCAAACACGTTAGACTTAGGATCTAATAGTACTAGGTTTAAAAATGCATATATAGATGGTACTACAGTTTCAGATGCACTAACAATTACAGATAACGCTACTGTAGGGGGTACACTAGGTGTGACAGGGGCTACAACTGTGACAGGGGCTACAACACTGTCTAGCACAGCAGCTATTACAGGTAACACTACAATAGGCGGTACATTGGGGGTTACAGGTGCATCTACATTAGCTAGTGCTGCAGTTACCAATAATACTACAGTAGGCGGTACTCTTGGTGTTACTGGTAATAGTACTATTGGTGGTACTCTTGGTGTGACAGGACAGATTACAGGGAATATTACAGGTGCCGTAACGGGTAATGCATCTACAGCAACTGCATTACAAAATGCAAGAAGCATTACTATTGATGGTGATGTAGATGCTAGTGCTACAAATTTTGATGGCACAGGTAACATTACTCTTACAACAACGTTAGATACAGTAAACTCTAATGTAGGTTCGTTTGGTAGTTCTACAGCTATTCCTGTTGTTACTGTAAATGGTAAGGGCTTGGTTACTGGCGTAAGTACTGCTTCTATCACTACCGCATTAACTGTGGGCGCTGATAGTGGTACTGACGATAGTGTAGCTTTAGCTACAGACACGTTAAACTTTGCTGGCACAGCTAATGAAATTGAAACTGCAGTAAGTAATAACCAAATTCAAATTGGTTTACCTAGTGCTGTTACAGTAGGTAGCCTTAATACATCAGGTAATGTAATAGTAGGTGGTAACTTAACTGTATCAGGAACCACTACTACAGTAAACACTGAGACTATTAATTTAGCTGATAATCAGATTTTATTAAACTCTAATGAAACAGGTACTCCATCGCAGAATGGCGGCATTGAGATTGAACGTGGTACATCCGCTAACAAAACGCTTGTATGGAATGAGACAAGTGATAAGTGGACTGTAGGAAGTGAAAAATTTGTAGCAGGTACGTTTGAGGGAAATCTTACGGGTAATGTAACAGGTAGTCTACTAGGTAATGCACAAACAGCTACAGTAGCTGCTTTAGCCACATCAGCATTGGCGCTGACAGGTAACATAACTACTTCTGGAGACATTAACTTAGATATTGGCGGCACTGTCTTTATTGACTCTAGTGACGGAGTTATGTCGTTTGCTGATGACAGCCAAGCTAATGCAAAAATTGATTTTGCTACATCTAACACCCTTAAATTTTATGCGGGTGTTATTAATGAAGAGATGCGTATTACTGGAAATGGTGTAAATGTTATAAATGGTTTGCGTGTAGGGGATACTACAGCACCTACTGATAATGATATACATGCTACTGCAGACATTAGTGCAGGGGGAGAGATAAAGCTTACAGGGGGCGCTCAAGATTGGACTTTTGAAGTAGACGGTAGTAATCGTCTGGTAATCCAGTACAACGGAACCTCACTAGCTAGAATAGATACTAGCGGAAATCTAGTTGTTAAGGGTGACGTAACAGCCTTTGGTACACTATAATGACAATAACCTCATTAGATAACTTTGGTCACGCAAGCGGCTCAATATCTATGAGTGAGTTGCGTAATTATTACGGACAGTCTGGGGCTGTTTCTCTGAGTGGTAATTTAAGTGGTAGCTCTAATCCTGTTCCAGACAGCTTACCGTCTTCAGGTAGTGCCTTAGCGTTTTCTGATTATCGAAGTGCAAATCGTATACTGAAAAAGAAAGGCACGACAGAAACAAAGACAAGTGGGTCTTTTTGGTCGCCAGCACAATCAGGTTGTGTGCAATGTAATGTATATGTTTTAGGTGGAGGCGGTTCTGGGGGTGGTCACTCGACGGATAGTGGTCGTGAGAAGGTTGCCTCTGGTGGTGGTGCGGGTGGTACAGCATTTCGCAGATACTCTGTACAAGATGATCTTACGTCTGTTACTTTAAGTTTTACACAAGTACAAATAGTTTTAACCAGCGGTTCAACTTCCGCAAAAGTTAGATTTTTAGTAGCACCTAGTAGTATTAATACAGGTGACTTAGTTGCAATTACTAATTTAACATCTCAACCGTCTTCGTTTACATCTCTAGGCGTTGATATCACTACCCTCAACAACACAAGTCAAACTGTTACGGATGCAGATTCAGTCAATAATTTTGTAGAAGTCAATCTTACGTTGAGTAGCGGAGCAGGCGGTTCTATAGCTTTAACAGGTAGTGCCTCTGGTTCGATTACAGTTAATGGTGCGAGTATAAGTATAGGTGCTGGGGGTTATGCTGTATCTTATTCTGCGGGTAGTGGAACAGTTATATCAGGTCGCAATGGTGGCACGACAATTTTCAGCCCTAGTGGATCAGGCGCTAATATTCATGCTAGTGGTGGCTCAAGAGGATTTGGTGGTAGACAGGGCGCTATAGATGCAACAGTAACAACTACTCTTCCCGTAGGAGAAGCTTCTTCTGCAGCAACTATTGGTGCTTGGGGAACTTGCCCTGCTTCATTAGGTGGTTCTGGTTCTGGGGGAGAAAACAATTACACTGGTGGAAAAGGTCCAGGTTTATCTTTAGGCGGTGACGGATCAGGTGCAACAGGTGGCGGTAGCCCTAACTTAGGATCTGGTGGTGCAAATGGTTCTACCGTAAGTCAGTCTGGATATGCGAAAGGTGCAACCACAAGCGCACCCTCAAAGCCCTCTGAGTGGGGTTCTGATGTAAGTGCTACTTTCCAAGGTGGTGCGGGTGTACAACATTCAAGTGGTGCTGCTGGCGCTTCTGATGCAGGTACTAACTACGGTGCAGGGTCTGGGGGGTCTGCATCAGAATCTGGCGCAGGTTCTACAGGTGCAGGATCTAGTGGTGCTATAATTGTTACCTACTACGAGGTAAACACATGACCCATATTACGCCAGAACAACTAGAAGCTATGCTGGACAGGGCCGCTAAGAAGGGTGCTAGGCAAGCTTTGTGTGACTTAGGATTGTCTGACTTAGATGCAGCTAGTGATATTAAAGAATTACGTAGTCTATTAGACTCATGGCGTGATACAAAGAAAAGTATATGGAAAACACTCGTACAATTAGGAACAGTTGCAGTACTAACCTTTATAGCTACTGCTGTGTGGATGCAAGTAGGAAAATAAATGATTGAAGTACTAGCACTTGCTGGCGCAGTCACTAAGATAGCAGGTGCAGTTAGCTCTGCAGTCAAAGCTGGTGGTGATGTAGCTGATCTACTACCTCATTTTGGTAGACTAGCGAAGCTTGACTCTGAAATACAACTTGCTGAAAAAGGTAAACACAAAGGCCCACTAGGTAGATTGTCTTCATCTGAAGAAGAAGGGTTTGCAATAGCCCAAGCTAAGATGAAACACAAAGAAGCAATGGATGAATTGCGTTCAGCTTGTCAGTTGTATGGACCACCAGGAATGTGGGATCTAGTAGTCAAAGAGCAAGCTGCTGCTAGGCAACGTCACAAAGAAGCTTTAGAGAAACAGGCTGCTGCTAGAGATAGATTATTTTGGGGTTTATCCTTGACAGCAGGTGTACTAGTATTTATAATAGGCTTAGCCGCCATGACTTGGGGATTAAACGAAGTAGTAAATGGATAATAAGGAAGTAACACAATGATGCAGTTTAAAGGATTTAAGCCAGATGCGATGAATCGTATTGCAGGTTCTCTTGGATATACAGGCGACATGAATAACTTTGACCAATACTTACAAGGTAATCCTAGTGCCATGCAAAAGATGGATTCGTACCGACAAGCAGCTATGGCTATGGCTAAAGGTGGCGTGGTTAAAAAATATAATGAAGGCGGTTCCGCTGCAAATGACGATGAAGCAGGTACAAACCCACCTGAAGAAGATAAAGGTAAGTCTGCTGCAGAGGTTACTATTGGAAGATTGCAAGATCCTACAGGCTCAATGCCAACGAGTACAGTTGTAGACCCTGTAAAAGTAGAAACTAATGACAATCAAACAGTTGGTGATACTGCAGGTCAAGTGGGTGAAGCTGAAACTGGAACAGTATCTACCGTAGACACCGTATCTAAAGTTGACACCGTAGATCCTAGAGATCCTGCTAAAGTTGAAGCAGTTACTACTGAAGATAAAGTTGATGAAGAATCAAAAGTTGATGTGGTTAAAGGTGAAGTGTCAGAAGATGCTAAAGTAACTGCTGAACAACAAACAGAAAGTGCTGTATCTGATTTAGAGGCTGAACAAGGCGAAGCTATTCTAATGGAGAACCCTGTACAGCGTGAGATAGAGGACGGTGAACTTATCTCAGGGGCAGCTAACGCAGAAAAAGCTGCTAAGTTTACAGAAGAAGTACAGGCGGCGACAGCTACACCTTCTGAGAAAGCTACGGTACAAGGACAGCTAGGTGAGTTAACAAAAGACTTTGATGCCAACAATCCCCCTGCATGGGCGGCGGGTGCACTGCGTGGTGTTATGTCTAAGATGGCTTCTCGTGGCATATCTGCATCCAGCATGGCAGGTCAGGCTATGGTACAAGCTGCAATGGAAAGTGCCTTACCTATTGCACAGGCTGATGCCTCTACCTTTGCACAATTTGAAGCTCAGAACTTATCTAATCGCCAGCAACGTGCTATGTTAGCAGCACAGCAACGTGCACAGTTTATTGGACAAGAGTTTGATCAGGCATTCCAAGCTCGTGTTATGAATGCAAGTAAAATATCTGACGTAGCTAACATGAACTTTACTGCAGAGCAAACTATCGCACTAGAAAATAGTCGAATTGCTAACACAATGAACTTAGCTAACTTAAATAATAAACAAGCTATGGTGATGGCTGAAGCTGCTGCATTATCTAACTTAGATATGGCTAACCTTAGTAACCGTCAACAAGCTGCAGTTCAAAACGCACAAAACTTTATGTCAATGGATATGGCTAACTTGTCTAATCAACAGGCTGCTAATATGTTCCAAGCTCAGTCTAGGGTACAGAGTATGTTTACTGATGCTGCCGCTGAAAATGCTGCTAATGCATTTAACGCTACATCAGAAAATCAAACTAATCAGTTCTATGATAATTTAAGTACACAAGTTAATCAGTTCAATTCAACCCAAGCTAACGCTATAGCACAGTATAATTCAGGCCAGAAGAATGCTATGTCTCAGTTTAATGCTAACGTACAAAATCAACGTGAGCAATTTAATGCTAACAACAGATTAGTAGTAGATCAATTTAATGCTAACTGGCGTAGGCAGGTTGCTACTGTAGACAATGCTACTGTAAATAGAGTAAACGAATTAAACGCAAAGAATGCTTTAGATGTATCCAACACTGCCTACAATAATTTGTTTAACTTTTATAGTGACACAATGAAGTGGGCGTTTGATTCGTCTGAAAGTGAAAAAGATCGAATTGCCAATATGACTATGGAAGAAATGCGTCAGAAGGGATACAAAGATCGTGCTGATGATTCTAACAATTCTTCTTGGTGGAGTGCTGCAGGTAGTCTAGTGGGAAATATTTTAATGGCAGATTCAGATTCTGTAATAGGAACTTGGATGGGCGGCGGCTAGGGGAGTTAATAATGAGTTACAATAATCATAGAACAGCGTATTTAAATGTACTACGTAAAGCACAGGCTAAAAAAGTAGCTACAGGAACTACATCAGATAAGGGTGGGTTATTACGTAGGTCAATGAAACCAGAAGAAACTGATTCTACCAAAGAACCTAGTGAAATGGTAGTTGAGTATGTACGTGAAATTAACATGGCAAGAAAGGCACTAGCAGATGGATAAAGGTCCAAGCTTTGACGCCCCTGTAGGTGGACAGGGAATGGTAGCTGAGATGGGCAGTATGCCTTGGCAGCAACCCGCTAAATATGATACAATAGATGAAGCGTTAGAGTTTTATTCTTCTCGTTTATTAGAGCCACAGTTCCAAGAAGAACTTCTTGATGTTATGGAACTAGGTACGCCTCTTGCTGCGCTATCCAATTCAATTCAACTAGGTGGTGTAATGCAGGGGCTGCACACACTAGACGTTGGTATACTTATACAACCAGTTATACTAGAAATGCTTGCCTTTGTAGGTGATAAGAACGGTGTTAAATACGACATGGGATTACGTGATCCCGACATTGATCCTGATAAGTTTCCAGATTCCAAGATTGCTCTCGCAGTAAAACGTGCTAGAAAAAACATGAAGGAAGATGACGAGGTAGAACAGGGTGAGGAAGAAAAAAACGTAGAAGCTGTTGCTGAAGATGTAGTAGACAGCGTAAAAGGTTTAATGGCTAGGAGATAACAATGGCGTTTAATGCAGGTGCATTCATAGGTGGCTTTTCACAGGCCGTATCAGCACGTATACAGGAG